AGAGAGATATCGTCAGGGCTATCTAGAATACAAATAAGCTCATTTGCCATAATCATATAGTGCTTTTCACCTTTATAGTAGAGCTCCATTCCAGCATATCTGTTGAATAGGACTAGATCACCTGATTTGACTAACATGGGGTTATTTGCTGAGCCATCTCCACAAGCAACTATAGTTCCAACATTTGGCTTCTTAACTGCTTTTTCAGGAAGTAGGATTCCGTGAGTTGTAGATGTCTCTTTATCTCTAGGTTTTACTAAAATTCTTTCGTATAGAGGTTTCATATGGTTGATAATTTATTTTTTAAATTTGTAAATTCTTTATAATTAAAAGTAGTAGTTGAGTATGAAGCAAAGAACTCTTCTAGTGAGTTCCTGATTTCATCTGGGAATACTTGAGTAGAAAGACGAGTTAGTCTAATATTAAAAATTAAGTGTTCCCTGATTTCATCTAATTTATTTGTGTCTGTTGCTTTGGTTATTAAATGAATTTGATTTGTAGTTTCATTAATAAACTCAGTATTAAGTGAGTCTAAACTAGACATAATAGAGTCTCCAAACTTTTCTGATAGGTTTAAAATAACTTTTTGAGACCTAGATGGAGTAAGATTAGTTATTCTTGGGATATTATCTGACTTGTCACCTAAAAAAACTTTAGTTAAGACTTCGTCAATTAAGTCTACTTTATGCTCAACATAATCCTTGTTTTTAAGGTTAGCTATTACTTTTTCGATACTTGATCCACTAATATTGTCCATGCTTAAAGAAAAGAAGTTGTCTTCCTCTGTTTCAGCAGACTGTGGAACTAGTTGAGATGGGATAAAAAGCCTCTTGTGTTTTGCCATTTGTTTAGGAACAATTAAAAGAACGTTTTTGTGTGATATTCCAGTCAATTGTTTTAGGTCTTGATCTACTGAATAGATTAGCACATCTTCATTTGTTACTTCACAAAGGTATGCAATTATATCGTCTCCTTCAGTTCCTTTAAATCTATATTGATTAATGCCACACTGATCAACTAGGTGTGGCATTATAACCTGTTGAAAATAATCAAAGAATAGGTATTGAAATTCATCATATTTTCTAGTCCCTTTGTATTTAAACTCTTGGGGAGCTGATGTTGTTTTAAAATCAGAGCTCTTAAAGAAGTTGTTAGTATACTCTTTTCTCCAACTTTTAGAATCAAAAACTATATGAACTTCGGTTGGAGGAGTAGAGGTAGCTGATATTAAAGAATTAAGATAAGTAAAACAAAAGTTTCTAAATGAGATTCTTACTTTATCCTTTAACTTAAATCCATCTTCTAATAAGTCTTCAACATAATAAACTTCGCTTATTAACTTGTCTCTTAACGTGACTGATTTAGTCACACTGATTGCAACATTAATAAATGCATTACCGTCTATTATTAGATTCATCTTAGTCTTCTGATTTTTTCTCTTGGTCTGACGAAGTTTTACGCAATGTCCTAATTGCAGCAGCTAATGTCTCTGCCTCAAGTAGACCATACGATCCTTTCTTTTGTGCAAAATTAGCAGACGCTACTAAAACATATACTGCTTGATCTGGAGTAAGGTTATGAATAAATTTTTCATAAGCAGCGTCATCTTTGTAACCGATTATTCCAAATAGTATGTTATTTGGATCATGCTGCTCAACCTGAGCAGCATTATCTGTTTTTTCAATTTCTATATTTGTCTCTTCCATGATTATAGATTTTTAAATAATGAGTCGTATTCGTCATCTTCTGAACCACTAGCATTATCAAAGATTGAGGTTTGCGAGCTAGGCTTAGGTTCACTAGAGAAAACTAATTTCTCTGAAGAATCAGCGGTTGGGTTAGAAGAAGGAGCTGGTGTATTTACGTGTGTATTACCAGATAATTTACTTCTCACTAAGTCATTCATCTTAGTGTCTTTACTTCTTTCTAGAACCATATTAAGGATCTCCCTTTGTGGAATAGCTGCAACAAGAGCTTCAGCTACTCTATTAAAGTCTTCTTCTTTCCATTCTTGGTGATAATATTCATCTAGGGTTGGGCTGTGTTTTGTTAAAAACTCAGTGACTAATTTAACTGATTTTTCGTTATTCTCAACAACTACTTGCTTATCTCCTATTTTAAAAACTAATGGAGTTATTTCGTCCATGAACTTGCACTTACTCCAATCTCTAAATTCTTTAGTCTTTTTACCAACAACACAAAAGAAGTCTTTACCTTCCAATAGATGATATGGATTTACTTTTTTAGATAGTGACATTCCATCGACTTCTTCAGGATTAACTGCTTGATCAATTAGCATATCAATTTGATTTCTAAATTTGAATATTTTAAGATGACCTTCAAGTTCAGGTCGTTGTGGATCTTTTTTAATGTAAACAATAGAATGGTGAGTGTACCATCTAGAAAAACGAGAATCAATGTCTTTAATTAAATCGGGTTCTTCTTTTCTTAGTGATCTTAAAACTGATTCAAGAGTCCATAGGATCGAAGGTTGGCTAACATTTGATGGACAATCAATAATCACTGACTCTTTAGTTAGTGGGTTCCAAAATTTAGCGGAGTACTTTGTGTACTTGCTTTTAGTTTTGTCTAATAAGTAAGGCACGAATCTGAAAACTGACTTATACGAACCGTTGTGTGCGTTCGGGTCTGGGTCATAAACTTTTTCGTCTACTTTTCTACTGTTCGAGGATGCTTTTTGCTTAGAAAAAGTATCTTCTGGTAAATCAAAGAAATCTGTCATAGTAATTTTTTTTATGTTTATTTTTATAATTATACTTAGTTTAAGTTAATAGTTTTACATAACATACAAAAAATGCCTCAAAAGAGGCATTTTTACTAAAATAAAAAAATTAGATTAAGCAGGTGTCTTGGTTGAGTCTACTAGTTGTTGACGTAAGCTTTTAGCTCCTTCTTGAATCTTAGTCATTTCAGACTTAATTGCTGGATGCTTGATCGCTTTGCGAACATCTTGCATTTTTTTCTTAAGTCGATTACCTGCGCTTCTAACACCTTTTACGTAAAACTTTTGAGCATCTTCCTCAGCGGATTCGATGATCTCAAGAATTGGTGAAAAGATTGTTGTTTGTGCGTTGATAATATCAGCTTTTAATTTTTCAAAATCATTCATAATACTTTATTTTTAATATATCTTACTATGATAAAGAAGATAGTTTTAAATAGAATTGATTATATTATCAACGTTTGATGAAAATTTTGCATTTGGATAAAGCTCGATTGCTTTTTTTACCCAAGAAACCATAGTTTTATTAAATTCAGCTCTACTTATATAGTCAGACTTAAGAAACGGCTCTAAGTAATCGTAAAACAATTCATCTAATGGTCTGTCTTCTTCTTGTGAACGAGTATACATCCCTACGACATTAGACTCTATCTCTTCAGGTAGAATAAAATATTTGCTGCTTTTTTTAGAAGCTTTTCTCTCGTCTTCAGAAGAAACATGAACATTAGAGTTGTCTCGGTTTATCCCAGTCTGGTCTAAGTGGTTGGTCTCATGAGCAAGTGCATCAATTAATTTATAGTAAAGTTTAGAATAGCATATAGGTTCAGTATTAGGATTGATGATTATATGAATTTCTATTTTGGGTACCAACATATCTGTATGGTTCAACTTCATTTTAGCATCTAACATATAACCGTTTTCTTCAAAATTTAGTTCTTCCCAAGGAAGACTATTAAAGTGTGAGTCGTGTTTAGGATTAGAGTCAGTATCTCGTCTAACATAAAGAATTAGATCAAAAATAAAAGGTTTGGTAAACTCCATTCCGCTAAAGACTGTGTATTCTCTACTTTTAGACTTTTTAGAATCACGTATCTTATCTATTAACTGATGAGCAGTTGACTTAATAAACTGAAGTTCAGCGTCTTCGCTTTCATTAATGAACTCTATGAATGACATCGCTTTCATTTTTTGAACCTAACAAAAGTAACATTGATTGCATTAGTAGTAGGTTCACCGTCTTGTGTAAATACTACCTCTATTGGAGTATCTTTCTTTCCAAAAACATCAGTAGTTACTGCATTTTTTAATTTTTCTATAAAAGTCATGTCTGAATCAGAGATATTTGAACGACTGCCTTTTATTATGTTTATTAGGTTTTTTTTCTTTATTTCAAGATCTGGGTCAGTGTGTTTTTGTTTGTCGGTAGAAGTAACATTTGATTTTACCCAAGTATCTAAGTCAACTTCGGTAGTAGAAAAAGTATTATACTCAATAACTACGCTTCCGTCTGGGTATTTTCTACGACGTACTCCTTCATCACTACTGTCTCCAATAAAGGTAAATAAGTATCTCTTAGCTGGAGCAGGAGTAGCACCTGGAGCACCTGGATCTCCAGGCATAGCTGGAATTTCTTGTTCTACTAAATATCGGGTATATGTCTTTAAATACTTCATTTCTTGCTAGCAAAATTGCCGTAATTTTTAAACATGTTGCGATTGATCATTTTAGGTTTAGCTTCTTCGTATTTAGAATTTACCATAAGACCTATTACTACACTATCGTTTTTTTCTATGGTTTTATATCTGATTCCTCTATATAAGAACTCATCATCGTCTTTCAACCTATCGAATTCCTTATCCATTTGTTTAACAAATTCTGGATCTCTATTTTCAAATATAAATTCGCTAAAACTAGGAAGCATGGCAAACGGTTTTTATTATTTATCTAAAAGAGATATAGAATATACTCTATTTAGGAAGCCATCTTAAATATTCGCGTGATGTATTAGCTGAGCGACTACCCGTCGCAAGATAAGCAGTCAATGGTAGCACGAGCAGCAATGTCTCCTCTAAGTACTGATTCTGTTCTCATGTAGTATAGTGTCTTAACTCCTAAGTTATATGCTTCGAGATGAACTTGATTAATAAATTTAGGCTCAGCTTCAGTTGGAAAAGCTAAGTTTAAGGAAACTGCCTGATCAATATATTGCTGTCTGATTCCAGCCTGTCTCACTAATTCAAGTTGATTGATCTCCTTAAAGGTAAGATATACGTTTTTAAGTTGAATATAATTATCTTGTTCAATAAGAGTAAGCTTTGCTCGTTTAGAAGAAGTTATTGGATTTGATGTTTCTCCAAGTTTAACCCAATAGTTATCTAAGCAGTCTAGTCCTTGAACAGAGCCTCCATCTTGTAATATCTGGTTCCAAGTATCATCAGTGTTATATCCAATTTTATCTAAAACCTTTTCTAGAGTAGGGTTCTTACGAATAAAAGTTCCTTTAGCAGTCTGTTCGGTAAAAACGTTTGCTGCCCACGGTTCAATACCAGCAGAAACATTACCTGCAAGCTTTGAATTTGAAACAGTTGGTGCAATTGCTCTTAAATGAGTGTTTCTCATTCCTGTACCAGCGCACCATAAAGGCTCTCCTAATTCTCTTGCCATATCTCTAGACGCTTGTTCACTCTCAATTTTTAATTGCGAAAATATCTTTCTTGTCTCAAACTGGGCAGTTAATGAATCAAATGGGATATTTTTGTTTTGTAGATAAGTATGCCAGCCCAAGACTCCTAAGCCTAGTGCTCTACCTTTTTGAGCAGATCTGACTGCATTATCAAATCCTCTCATGTATTTTGCTCTTTGAATAAACTCATCAAGAACTCCATCTAAAAACCAAGTAGCTGTGTAAATCAGGTCAGAATCTTTCCACTCCTCATATCTTGCAAGGTTTAAGGAGGAAAGGCAACAGACAAATGAGTGATTTTCATCAGTATGTAGAGTTATTTCACTGCAGATATTTGTCATATACACCTTAAGTCCATTCTTCTTATATGCTTCTGGATTCTGGCGGTTAATGTTACCTTTATACATGATATATGGTTCTCCAGTAGACTTTCTTTTCTTAAGGACTGCTGTCCAGCGTCTTCGGGCTTCTTTGTCACCTTGATCCAATCTATTCATGAAATCGTCAGAAACTACGACACATTGGTGAAGGCTTAAGCACTGACGATTCATATCTCCTCGTGGCTCTCTGATCTCTAACCAGTCCCAAAAGTCTCCATGTTCAATATCAATATTAACTGATGCAGCTCCTCTTCTGACTGAGCCTTGATTTGTAGCAAGAACAGCTGAATCATATATCTTGCAGAATGGAACTACTCCATCTGATGTTCCATTTTGTGAAATTACTGTACCTGCGGGTCTGATTTGATTTACTCCTATTCCTACTCCTCCGCCATGTTTAGCAAGAAGCATCATTTCTAGATTCTTACTACCTATATCTACTATTGAGTCAGCCACGTCTATTCCAAAACATGAAATAGGTAGACCGCGCTCAGTGCCGGTGTTTGAGAAAACAGGTGTTGCTAAGTTTAACCAACCTTTCCACATATAATCAAAAAACTTTGAAGCTAATTCTGGTTTTTTAAGTCGCTTAGCTACAGTAGTAGCAACTCGCCAATAAGCGTCCTTTGGAGTCTCACCTTCAAGTAAGTATCCTCTAGAAACGGTTTTGACGTAAACTTCAGTATTTGCCCAAACTGGGAAGTGTACACCTATTTCCCATCCTAAATGTTCTCCTTGATTAATCTCTGCGTCTTCCATTTTATTTTCTTTAATTTGATTTTAGCTAAATAATGAGTCCTCGTCCCAGTCTTCGTTTTCTCCTGCCTTTGCATAGTCAGTAGATCTAATTGCAAAGAAATCAGTATGTGTGTGTCCACCAGTAAGATGATAAAACCAGTCTAAGTTAGATGCAGCAGCCTCATCATAATCGAATATTGATTCATATCCTAATTCTACAAGCTTCTCATTTGCTCTCTTCTTGATAAACTCCTTTAAATCAGTGGCTGTTAGGTTTTCAAGGTCTCCCATTTCAAACATTTTATCAATGAATCTAAGTTCCATTTCCACGATTAACGCAGCTGCTTCTTCTACTTGAACTCTAACACTACTTCCTAGTTCTGGAAAATCTTCGCACATGTGTCTAAAGAGTTGGCAACCCATCTTTGAGTGTAAAGATTCGTCTCGAACTGACCATTTCATCTGTTGACCTACGCCTTTAAGTAAGTTTCTCATTTGAAAAGAATAAAGAACTGCAAATGATGAATAGAGGGATACACCCTCAGCAAATGCGGAAAATATAGCTAGTGATCGTGCAACGTCCTTACGTGCCTCAGTTGACTTTGCAAGATCTTCATGGGTATAATCGTTAGTTGTTTTTACTAGGAATTCAAATTTTTCAGCAATAGTAGGCTCATGTAAGAAAGCTTTGAAATCTTCAAGGCCTAGGGTCTCGTTAAGATATGAGTATGCAGTTGCATGGATTGTTTCTTGTGAACCAAACATCATTGCCATTTGTCTTATTTCATGTTTAGGAAACCACTTAGTAACTAGACCCGTCCAGTAATCTGAGACTGCACATTCAGTTTGAGCAAAACCCAATAAAATATTCCCAACTAGGTTTTTTTCAGCTAGTGTTAATTTTTCATGCCAGTCCTTAACATCTCCTTGCATAGAGATCTCCGTATGTAACCAAAAAGCTTGTGCTTGTTTTAACCAGCCTTCAGTATAGTATACTGGGTATTCAAAAGGCTTATACTCAATTCTTTCTTGGAAAATTTTTGATGACATAGTTATTATTTTTTTAGACAGCACAGCTTTACTATTAGTTATGCTAATTGTTATATTTTTTTATAAGAATTAATCGTTAGATTGATAACTGAATTAAATTCTAAGTTATTTATTTGAGCTAAATTGTAGATGGTCGTAAGTTTAAAAATTACTGAACAAGCTCTTCGGTAAACTCAAATTTTAGGTTCTTGCTGATTGGATCAACTTTTGAAACCTTAACATAAGGATAAAGATTGATGTTCTTTTCAAGATCTGTACGCTTCAATGTAACTTCAAA